ATGTATTTTCAAAAATAAGAGAATCAGTAAGAAGCAAGAAGGGTAGCACTTCTGTATTTGACGATTTGGTTTCTTCGGCGTCAATAAGGTCTGGGGCCGGAAGAAGAGATATTGTCGATCCGATAAAGTTGAATAGAGCCGAAACAGCCAAACTTGGCAAGGTTGACGTTGATCGTAACCTCCTTCCTGCCGTAAGACAAAATTTTCTTCCCGTATTGAGATCTGATCTTGAAAAGTTAAATCAAGAAACCGCCAAGTCTATTTCCCAAGTAATCAGCCAATCAGCAGACAGGCAGGAGTTAAAGAATAAGGTTGATCCCAAAACTGGAAAAGAACCAACGATCAATAGAGAACCCACAACGAATACAAGAAGGCCAACAGATATTAGGGTTGGTGTTCCCATCACTCCCCCGGCAATTGTCGATAAAAATACGGATAATTTGTTTAAAGCCGTAAATTCTCTTTCAAAACAGATTGAAGAAAATGAACTTGCGTCAAGAAGAGCGGCAACGGTTGGAACAAGTAGGGTTGGTGGGTTTGCAAGGGAAGATATTAGGGGTTTTACCGCTGATAGGGGGGGTAGATTACTTTTGCCGGAAGCTAGCGAAAGCACTTTGGCCCAAAGACAAAGACAGGAAGCTCTAAAAGGAAGGCTTTTTGAAAGACAAAGGCAAAGAGATTTAGCCAAGTCTTTGAGATTAAATGTATTTGACGAAGCTTTACCGACTAGATCTGACCGTGCAAAAGAATTTTTTACAAAAAAAAGAAATGTTAGCTTACGTGGCGGTCGTCTTGAGCGTCTTGGAAATAAAGTTGGTGGAACTCAAGGAACTTTTGCCCTATTTGGAGCTTCCGCAATCGCCAATAGTATCGCTGGAGCAAATCCCGATAGTCGTTTTGCTCAAGGAGCATCAAATGTTATCAATAATACCGCAACAGCAGCCATTTTCGGCAGCTTGATTAATCCTGTAGCTGGCGCTATTGCAGGACTTTCCACATTGGTAATTTCTCTATCAAAAGAATTCGGTTTGCTTGACAGTGCAACCAAAGGGCTTGTAGATAGTTTCAAAAACTTTTTTGGATCTTATGATACTGGGGAACTGGATGTTGAAAGAGACAAGGTTCTTGAGGATATAAGAGACTTGTTTAAAACCGAATTCATTACAACTACCACAACTTTACCAAACAATAGAATTACAAATGCAATCCCATTCGGTGCCGGTGGACCCGGAGGAGCGCCATCTTCTTTCAATAATACCGGTCGAGTAGAAACAACGACAGCCGTTACAACCCTAACTGATCCTAGAAAATTTTCACAATTTTTATCATCTTCTTTATCTGGAGACAGCGTGGAAGAGTTAAGCAAATCATTAGTTTCTTTTAATGCAATTGTAAGCAATAGCTTGTTTGGAGACAAAGCAAGTATAGAAAAGGCAATAATTAGATTTTCACAAGGTATTGAAGATCCAGCGCAAAGAAGAAATTTCAACGCCGCTTTTACCGCATTACCAGAGAATGAATTAAAAGGGATATTTGGAAACCAATCCCTCAAAGAATTGTTTACAGAAGACATATTAAAAGAAATAGACAAAATAAAAGAAGCCTTAAAGGGAAAAAATAATCTCGAAATTGACTTAATTAACCAACAAGTCAGCCTTCTTGAATCAAGATTAAATTCAGTCAATCAAATTAGCCAAATAAATAGGGCCGGAAATATCAGAAACGCTCAATTCCGGGGAGGACAAGAAAGATTTGGTCTGGAAACATCCCTAAGATCCTTACTATTAACTCCTTTGGAAGAAATTGGTTTCAGGTCACAGCGCGAATCCCAACAGATCAGGGATAGACAGCGCAATGAACAGGCCAACATAAATGATACATTTTTAAAAGCAAATTTTCAACTTTTTGATGATCTTGAGTCTTTTTTTGCAAGCTCAGCAAACGCAAAGACAGCCAGCGTGGTTACAACAAGAATCGCCGCATCAGAACTGTCTGGTCCCGACACCCTAAGAGAAGTTCTTAGCGACAAGAACATTGAACTTGAAGAAAAAGAACGTGAGAAATTGGTAGATACCCTTACCAAACTCCAGTCCCTTGAAAATGACAAACTTGAAGCAACAGAAAAAATCCTAACAGAGACAGAGGAATCTTTAAAAACCCTTGAAAGAAATCGCGAACTCCAAGAAAAAGAAATAAAATTAAGATTTGAGCGCGAAAGATTGTTGGATAGGGCTAATGCAAACTTAAAACTCATTGATTCTCGGCGCCAGTTTTCAAGAAACGCAGAATCCATTGAATCCCTAACATCCTCAAGGAGAGAAGATCTTAATGCAAGAATTGCCAGTCGTGGATTGGTGCCCAACGATTTTAATGAGGGAATCAACAATGCCCTCAATGAGTCTTTTCAAAGAAACGATCTTGATGTATTTAATCAAGTTGTTGGCACCGTTGATGAATTGGCAAAAACACTCAAATCCGGCCTTACTACAGCCCTAACTGATACAATTCTACAGGCAAAAAGTGCCTCCGAGGCTTTTGGCGGTTTGGCCGATGCAATAGCAAGAATCGCCCTACAAAGAAGTTTAGAAACTTTGTTTGATTCCGCGTTAAGCAGGGCTGGTTCCGCTTTTGGGAATGGAAGACAAGGATTTATGTCTGGCGGCCTTGTCCAAGGAGGTTCTGGTTTTCGAGATGATGTTCCAGCCAACTTGAACTCAGGTGAGTTTGTATTAAGGCGAAGCGCCGTTAATAGAATCGGCGTCGGAAACCTAAATCAATTAAATCAGCAATCATTTTTGGGACTTCAAGATGGTGGTTTTGCAAGGGTTAATTTAAATAATAGCACACAATTCCTTGGAAATCCAAGGCGTCCATCCGGCTTTAGAATAAATATTGATCCAAGCCTATCGGCATTTGCCCTGTCAAGTGACATCAATAGACAAAACCAAGTAAGGGAAGAAAGAACCCAACAGGCAATTTCCTACAGACAACAGCAACAACAACTTCTTGATCAGTTCAGAAAACAACAGCAGGGAAGAAGACTTGGGGCCTTGATTACTTTGGTTTCATCCGCCGCTGGAGCCGCGCTAAACAATCCAAATTCTGGAATTGGAGGAAGTGATTTTTCTGGAACTGGCCCACAGCAAGCCACAAACAAAGGGTTCACAGCGTCAAGAAGTGGAATTTTGAGAAATTCAGGTTCGGCCTTTAATCAGGGCGGTGTCGTTGGACTAGAAAGGGGTGGTATTCCAGCAATCTTAACTGGCGGTGAATTTAGGGTAAATAGAGATTTGGCATCATCAATTGGAATGGACGCTTTGGGAAGACTCAATTCCGGCCAAATATCCTCATTCCAGGGAGGCGGTGCCACATCCAGCATTCCATCCCAAGAGAACCCGACAGAACGAGTTGTTGATGCAATTAAGGAGCTTCAATCCGTACTTGAAAAAAATAATCCAGCAACAACAAGCCAAGGCGGCCAGCAACAAAATAATCAATCAAGGCTTGCCCCCTCAATCAATATTGACATTCCCATAACAATACAAGGGGGTTCGTCTTCTGATTTGAGCACGACAAGATCCACCGAAGAAATTGACTTGCAAGAAGATAGCAATAGGGACCAAGATTTGCAACAGTTCCAGAATACAATGCGTGCAATGATACAAACTGAAATTGAAAAACAATCAAGGCCCGGCGGCCAATTATACTCAATAGTCAAAAATTCTTAATTTAGAGTCCGACTTTTCTTCTAATTGCGGCAAGCTGTTCGTCAATTTTTTTCAAGTTTTCGTTGTAAATTGCGGCCTGAACAGGACTTAGTTCCGGCATATAAGCAAACTCAAGATTTGGGGTAAAGTCCCTCAACACAGTGCAATCAACCCCAATCTTATTGCCCTCCATAAAGTTGGTTGATAGAAATGCCTCAAATTTATTGCAAGAAATTTTTCCCTCATCAACACCATCTGGCAAAACCCTATCAAGCAAAACAATATTCGTCTTTGGATCTATAATCGCAACTTCATATTCGACAATTTTTCTATCTGGAAGTTCGGCATAAACCAAGTTTAGACCATTATGGCTTGAGATTTTTCTTGTAAAGCAGCCTGGATCAACAATTTGCGCCTCTTTCGCCCCAAATCTTAACGATATTTTCGCCGGTCTCACCAACCCCGGCGCCTTATCAATTATAACGTCTCCGCCCTTTTCCGAATCCTTGTCAAAAGTCGCCTCAACCAAGCTATACTCTTTGTAGCTTAGTTGAATTTTGTCCCCGCGCATCAAAACTCCATTTTCAAAAGAATCAATTTCAATATCTTGTGACCCAACACGCTTAAAGCCCTTAATGTAGAATAACTTTTTTGAACTTGTAATTGTGTAGGCCGTTTTGCCCGAATCAATAATGATATTCGATCCATCCCTAAGATTGTCCCAGTTTGAACTGGTTGATGAAACAACCCTGTTTGATCCGTTCAATATGGAAATTTTTGTGTTTATGTTTTTCATATTTTCCTTAATTAATATTCTCTATTGCTTGTATTCTGGAACTTATGCCAACTTTTTGCCTCAAATAGTCCTCCGGTCTTATTCCATTTATTGAGGATAAGTAATCCATAACTTCTTGATCAAATCTATCCAACAATACCAGAGTAGAATATCTAAATGTTCCAATCGTTGTATTTCTATTTCCCGGAACAACTATTTTGATCTCATCTTGCATGTCTGGATAATCGTCAAGAAATCTATAAAAAATCTTAATAACATTTCCCAAAAACAGGTTTGTATTCTTAATGTCCTCGGTGGTAAATTCTTGAGGCGAACAAAATATTGCAAATCCCCTATAATCACTCCTTGACTCAACCCCCTCAACGTCAAAATTGGAAAAATTCAATGTAATGCTATTAACCGTTACAACCGGATCAAATGATGAGATTAATACCGTTTCCGGCACTGGATTTGTCACACCGAGAATATCATAACCATTTCTATTGCATTCATAGGAGTGGCGCTTTTCCTTGGCATCATAGGCACTGACAACAATATCATAATCCCTGTAAGGACCATCTTCCAAAGCCTTATTTTGGAAAAACTGAATATTGTCTTCCATTGAAAATTCATAATTACCTTGTGGTAAGAAATTTAGCAAATCTTGGGAATACAACTCTCTTCCCTCAAGACTGTCTGTGTCTTTTGGAGAGTATATTTGTATTCTTGTTTTGTAATTTGAAAGAGCCTCCTCATCAAACACCCTTAAGTCAAAACTCCAATTCCAGAAAAATTGGGGTTCTGGTTCTGAAACTATTACCGTTTGTCTTGACGCTCCGGGATTTGTCCTGTTTTGACCAATACCCCTTAGGGAATTAACGCTAATTCCACATACAGATCCAGGGCAGTCCTTGGTTTCTATTGGCTCGCCCCCATTAAAGCTGGAAAATACCGCTCCATTTGTTGAAATAAAAGAACCATCTGTTCCCCAAAATCCAAAATCATAATTCCTATTTCCAAGTAATTGTCTGTCTATTACAACATCATCAACATCATCATTTACTGGAATGATTGCAACTCTGTGGCTATTTGGCGGTCTCTGGGTGGGCTGATAAACATTTTCCTGCAAATTAACACCCTCATAGAAAAGAATGTATTTGTTATTCTCCCCCTTTGTAACTATGAAGCTTGGATTGCAGCCATTTTCATCATTAAAAATTACGTTCTTTAATACTGGCGCGCCAATATTTTGCTGCTGCGTGACATCAGAGCCAAAATTAAGGCCAGTTTCAATAATGTCATATTTCCCAGTCTCATGGAAGGTACCAAAAACGCTATAGAGCATTGGTTCCTCTTCTTTTACAGTAATTACTTTGTATAACTCAGATTCGCAATCATCAACGGCATTTCCAGATTTTTCGATTGCAAAAATAAGATTGTTGGCAATATCATAGTCCCCAGTGTTAAATTGACTCATTCCAACACCAGTGTATGGATCTCCGGTAAATGTTATCTCGGTCAATCCATTATTGTGTGAAATTGTTGTCGGCCCTCCGGTAAAGAAGATTTCCTGGATCATGCCCCTGTTTATTCCGCTTATGTCGCGCGAATCAAGACTTGCTGAATTTATCAAACTTGGCTCATAATTATAAGTCGGGGTTGCAATTGAAAATTTATATGTCTCCCAGTTATGGATTGGAATTTTTCTATCAACCAGAATTTTTGCGCCACTTTCATTTGGATAGGCATATATTTCTGTTTTCAGAGTCCTTCCAGAGTAACGTTTTTTTGTTTTATTTTCATCAAACACCTTTATAACATCTCCGGGCCTTAACAGTGATGCTTCACCAAGCCCAGCCTGGAAAGATATTGTGCTTGTTTCAAGCCTTTCTGTTGTAAGGAGCCATTTTCCAAGCCTATATGCCTGGCCACGACTGGTGCATCCAATTGCGCTTATATCCTGTTGGTTAATTCCATATTTTCTAATTCCATCAGGATCTTCAATATATTCAAGAGTTGGTATGTAATTGTTTAGTTTGTCATTATACCTGACAAGAGCAACCGTATGGCGCGATCTTTGACTTGAGCTTGCATAAACAAAGTTGCCGTCTTTTACATTGGCGTTTGTAAATATAACCTTTGGTTCTTTTGGAGAGTCCTGGCTAACATCTATATTGCCCGCCAAGTAATATGTCATTCCGCGAAAGACAGACGCCAAGCTATTTGCAACATCATACGCCTCTTCCTGGGTGTTTAAGAGAATATTGGCTTCAAACCTTGGCTCAAGTCCAGAAGATGGTGACTCTGCGGCTGAATAACCATCCCTAACCAACTGATCACAATACTGTCCTATTTCATACAATGACCATTTATCAACGAAATCCTCATCAATAAAATTACCAAGTCCATAGCGCTTGTTGGTAATCATGTCATAATAAACCCATGCAGGATTATTGGACCATTCCTTGTTATCTTTAAAAGTTCCATCCCAAAAACTGTCATAGCTTTTTTTAATTGGGTCATAATTGGAGGGAACCTTTATTTTGGTTAAGTCTAGCAGGTATGATGTGTCGGGAACTTGGCTAAAAAATTCGGCATCAAATAAATTGGAGGCCAAAACTGAATGCGGGTATCTGTATGTTTGACTAAAAATTTGGGTTATTGAATCAACATTCGCAGAGCAAGACACGGCTGGATGAACAGCCTCGGCTGTTTTTCTTATAATCTCGACCTCCCAGGCCAAAAAATTGTTATTTGTTGATTGATCTTCGAGGTTTATTCTTTCGGTATATAAGAATGGGGAACTTGAAACACGGCCAACAAGATTAACATTTCTCTCCTTGTCAATTGAAAATAAATTTAGGGTGTCCTGGTTTTTAAATACCTGTCTTACTTTAATAATTGCATCAAAATGATATGACAAACTATCTCCATATTTCTTAATATTCTCAACTTCTTGGTAATTAAGGGATGTTAGCCTAAGATTTACATTAAACGCAACAATATTTCTGTCATAGAATCTATAAACTTTTCTATTTTGCAGCGCGGCATCCGGGTCAAGCTGCAACAAGGCATCATAATTGCCCCTATACTTGTCTTTTCTATCAGTCCCCAACGCTGGAATTGGCCTTCCATTGTCCGAATAAGAAAAATTTGGACCAAGCAAGTTTTCACTAATCGGAGTTGTTATTGTAATCTCTTCGTCAAATATCGACTGCGTTCCTATTCCTGTCGCCCCATTTGCCGTTCCAGGAACGAACTTAAATTGAATGTTTGAGAAATTGTATTTGTTTGATTCATCAAGAACTGGCGTGTTATTATAGTAGACAGATCTTAAAACCCCCGAGTTAATACTTGTTCCTGATAAAATACCATCATTAAATGGAATGAATTCAACATCAGACCATCCCGTTCTTCCTATATAGCCACCATGATATCTATTGTAGCCACTAACCAAGCCCTGAACTTCGCCCTCACAAAGAAGATCCAGTAGTTCTATTCTATTTTTTGAATAAGCCCTTTGGTATTCTTCAGATCCGTCAATTTGAACAAAAATTCCCTCTGGTTCTATAACCGGCTTTCTTGCCCCGCCTCCTTTTCCTCCAAAACCTTGAATAATCATTATGATACGTTTTCTAAATTATCAGCCAATTCAAAAGAAACTTTAAAACTTGCAGCAATTCTTTGGCTCCCAACGAGCATTGTTCCATAACCAACTGGAACCGGCCTACCTTCCCCCACCACATTTGTTGGGCCATTGAACAAATAATTTTCCGTACTTGGGGCAATTGGGTTTGGCTTTGGCGGTTTGGCGAGCAATCCGGCAACCCCGGCTCCCAGCAAGCCAAGACCGGCAGCCGCAATAAAACCACCATATGGGCCGCCAACATATAGTCCAACAATAACCAATATAGCCCCCAAAATTGTCAAGAAAATATCAAGACCTTTTCCGCTTCCCTTCAGAATAGGAATAATATCAAGGCTTTTTAATGTTCTTTTTATTGTCAGTCCAGACTGAGTGTATTTTTCAACATCATCTTTGTGTTCGGGCTTGTAATGCTTGCCATTAATCAACACCTTATAACGAACGCCAAGTTTGTCATAGTTATAAAGAAGTTTTGTAAGTTGGTTTTTTGTCAAAACATCAATAGCCCTAATTGCCTCACCAACAGACTTTACCGCAAGATCCCACCTGGCTTTCCCTAATTTTTTTCCAATATATCCATGCAGTGTTATTTTTGCTTTTTGTTGGCTCATCATGATGTCTTTCTCATTACAGCTATTGATTTTTGGAAAACCTTGCCCTTGGACACGAAATTTTTGAGGGTTCTTTTTCTTGATGGTGATTTTGATGGCTGGTCATAAAAAACTCCATTTCCATCATATACAGAAACGTGACAAGCTGGTTTTACATCTCTTTCGGGGAAAAACACAATGTCTCCTTTTTGAATATTCTTGGTTACTTTGGAAAAACCGAGACCTCTGTAATAATCAACGAAAACATTAATATACTCCTCCTTGTTGTATGGTGACTTAACCATTTCTTCATAAGTTAATAGCCGCCAATGAAAAAAGTCATGTTTTGGAAATCTTATGTTAAGAACCTCCTCGTAGTAATCTTTCACAAGTTCGGTGCAATCAAAAATCCCAAGAATAAACGGTCTATTAAGCAATGGTATTTTAATTCCCTTTGGTTCATAGAACTCAAAATTGTTTGTTAAGTTGGAATAGACAAGCATTGGCACTTTTTGCTTTTCGCTAATAAGCCTGTCAAATTCGGAAAGATTATGATCTTGATTAACGTGGGTATGAAAAGTGCAATAAATGTCCTTTTCAAATTTTTCTGTTTCGTAAGGATTGGCAATGTAGTGGTTTTGCTTGTCTTTTGAAAGGTTTTTAAAGAACTCGGTCGTTCCATCTTGCAGAATAATTCCACCAATTTCCTCACCCGGAAAATAGTTTTGCGCCGACTTGATTCTCATTAATGGAATGTTGATATTAATCATGCAGAACCCCATTTCCAAAAAGCTTTTGCCTTATCTCCGGTTTTAATCGTTTTTCCGGGTCAACAATTTCAAATTTATCCAACCTATTGATATAGACAATGTTAAAATAGCCGGTTATTTCAGCATACTCAACGTCAAACAAACTTGGCAAATCGGAACACCTCTCTGTATGGGAGTGAAAGACGCCAACAACATCACCAATCTTTTCCGCCCTTAGGAAATCATCATAAGAAATTTCGTAGCCAAATTCTGGATCTTCATCAACATTTCGGCATGGAATTATATGTAAATCATTCTTACTCAATGCAATAAGCCCGCACATTTCCTGCCGGGTATTGCTTAAACAATGACGTTTTATTTCCTCGATCATATCCTTTTGCCTTATGATATTTTACACAATTACACTTTTTTTTCGGGAAATTCTTTTTATCCCTATAATTATAATAGATGAAAAAATATACAACCGCCGATTTTGTAAGAATGGCTAGGGAAAAACATGGGGATAAGTATGACTATTCATTGGTTGAGTATAAGAATAGAGAGAGTAAAGTAAAAATAATTTGTCCGAAACACGGGATTTTTGAACAAAATGCGCAAAGCCATTATCAAAAAGGACATGGATGTTTGAGATGCTCAAAACTTAGTTACGAAGATTTCTTAAAAAGGGCTCGAACAATACATGGCAACTTATTCAATTACTCATTGTTGGATTACAAAGGGACTAGACAAAGAATTAAAGTAGCATGCCAAAATGGTCATATTTTTAGCATTAGGGCAGACAATCATTTAGCGGGAGGTGGTTGCCCAAAATGTAAAGAGTCATCCTTGGAGACAAACATGAAGGCAATCCTGATTAGAAACAAAATCCACTACAACCACCAAAAAAAGTTCAAAACATGCTATAATCCCGAAACTGACAAAGCCCTAATTTTTGACTTCTATCTTCCTAATTATAAAACACTTATAGAAATTAATGGTCCCGCGCACTACATCAAGAATTTTTACAAATCCAGCAATGATAACTTCTCCAATAGGGTCAAAAGAGATTTAATAAAGAGGCGCTGGTGCAAAAACAACAATTACAATTTTCTCGTCATTCCATATACAAGAACAAAAAATATGGAGGAAATATTGCTTGGCTTTATCGAGAAGAAATCTTGTTTATGCCAGCAAAGCCACCAAATGGAAGTTCCCTCGTTGACTTGAAAGATCCATCCTCCTGAAGCGCCGCCCTACCAAACCTTAGCCCACAAGCATGAATACTTTTTGAACATTGATCGGCATCCCAAAAATCCGAATTACTTGTTGGTGGAGTGTTTTCGGGGACTGCCTTTTTAGCAACAAAATAATAATTGATTCCATCTTTTGTCACATAAACGTACTCTGCTTGGCCATATGTTTTTTCCGGGTCATATTCCCCCTTGTCATATTCTTGAAGTTCTGTTTGGGTAAGATTGAAATAATTAATTCCATAAACATCAGAGAACTTTGAATCAGCAACATTTGCAACCGGAGGAGCATAACCATTTCTTCCAAGATATTTTTCCAAAACCCCATCGTGCTCTGTTGAAAGTCTTGAAGTTCCATTTATTCTATTATCGGCAAATTCATAACAGCAGCCCTCACCCCTATAGGAAAATGGGCATCTATTTGCCAAAACAAGTCTCTTGGGCAATTTTTGGCCGCGAACATCAAACAAAGTATTCAATTCATATTTAAGTATTAACTTACTCTCCTCTATTTTTCTATCAATGTAAAATATTTGCCTAACAAATTCAGCGTTCGGGTCCGGGTCAAAACCCTCTGGTGGCTTGCGACCAATAAAGTTAATTGAATCAATATGCTTTGCAAATGTTCTAATTCTTGTAACCTTTGCCCCAACCATCTCTGAGATAGATGCAATTTGGCATTTTAATAGGGAAAGGGCCGCCGATCCTTCCTCAAGTGTTGATATTGTAAGGGTTGGTGTAGGGGCTGGTCCAGAACCATTTAATTCAAAGCCATCAGCTTGAATTGGCATTGCGAAAAACGTATTTCCCTGAAAAACTAAATCGCCCCTTGTCAAAGAAAGGTTGTTATGAAATCTGAATATTGTAAGTTGTTCGTATTGCTTGTTGTTGGAACTTGAGACACTTGTCACCCCATTTTCAAACAAAACATCAGAAAGATCTATTTCGTAAAAAGTGACTATTGTTGATGGATTGAGTTTGTTTGCCTCTTTATTTATCTTTTTTGAACCAGATAGAGCCTGCGCTTTTGTTAAGTTTGGCATATTACAAAGTAAGTTGATAAGGTTCTGGTTTTACTTGCCTAAAAATAGCCCTAATATCGAAGTGTTCTCTTGGCTTGGTCTGGGTTTCCCACTGTTCGCAAACAAACATCTTATTGCTCATAAATGGCTTGGGAGGGTTAAACGCAAACGATTCCACCCCTGCTCTTTGATGAAGAAAGTGCAATATGGCCGTTGTTTCATAAACGTCGCGGGTTAAAAATTGCAAATCATAATTGAGAAGATTGGTATTTATACCATCCTGGGCTCTGTGTTCAACACCAACACCAAATCTGACTATTTTCAATCTTGGCTGCTGAGTCATCGTTGTTGAGTATGAAGGGGACCAGATAAAATGTTTTGTCGTTACTCCATTGATTCCCACCTCGGCTTTTGTCCATTTTTCGGAATTGTAGCCATTTATTGTAAAATCACTCAATGATTTTTGATGATCCTTGAGGGCATAGTAATAAATATGGCTATTGGCTGGATGCTCAACAATTTCATGCCTTTTTATATTAAAAGATGCCGAACTCCATGTCTTTATGTCATATATAGAAGGCTGCGCCATTTTTTCCTTATTCCTTTACTATTTTTACACCACCTCATTCTATAATAGATAGAAAGGTCACATAAAACTTTTCAAATTGGTAAAATCGTGACCCGTGTAAAACCAAATAGGTTTAAGGTTCAAAGAATATGTCAAATTTTCAGCCAATCCACAGACTAAATAGGGAAAATGTATTTATTTACCTAAATGACACTCCCATTTCAGGCGCCCAAAGCCTGTCGGCCTCTTGGAATAGCAATCTTTCCAATATCAAGTTCCTTGGGATGCAGCAGCAGGAAATTGTTGAAAAACCAATTGGTCCCCAGGTTGGAACAGTTACCCTAAATTCGCTTGTTGTAAATCAAGACCAATTTATCAACTTTACAGGAGAGGCGGGACTAAATGGTTATGTATTGGACCCAGAATCAACAAACAAAAACTATTCCTTCACTTCTGGATTCCTAACGTCTTATAATTCAAGAGCTTCCATCAACTCAATTCCCGAGATTAACACCACCTTCACAGTCCTTGGGAACATGGGCAATCTCCCAACTGGGGGGCCTCTTGAGTTAAATTTTCAACAAAATAGGTCCAATTTAAATAATAGCGGCGAATATAGCATAGCCGACCCAAATAGAATTTCAATCAGTCTTGATGATTATGACACAAACCGGGTGTTAAATTATGAACTTATTATAAATGTTGACAGAAACAGCTTTTACTCCATTGGGGGAAGATCGGCAAGCGCTGTAAAAATCAATTATCCAATCGAAGTCACCACAACCTTTCAATTTGAGATTGACAATTATGACTTTCGAAACATGAAGGATAGTCCATGTAAGGAGAAGATTGAAAATCTATCCATTGGACTTAATAAATACCAGGGTGGACAAATTTTGTCTTATGATTTTTCCGGCATGAAACTGATTGCCGAAACTTACTCAGCAACCACTGAGGGAAATATTGTTGTTGATGCAACTTATAGGACTTATTTGAAAAAACTGGATTCGGTTCTAAATGCAAAGCCAGCGCTGCCAAATTTTGATTTTGATTCAAATCAGAATTCCACAACTGGCGTGGCGGCAATTATTTATGGGACTGGTGTTTGTGATATAGAATTGGGCGATGATCCCGAATTTTGTTTTGAATGTATTAATGATACCGTTTGTGGCAGGGGGGTTTGCACACCAACGCCCTCCAATACTCCATCAACATCAATATCGCCAAGCGCCTCAAACACGCCGTCAAACACGCCAACAAATACTCCAACGCCAAGTGTCACACCAAGTATCTCTGTAACGCCAACACCATCAAACACCCCAACAAATACCCCAACACCGACACCATCTGAAGGAGCACCGCCACCGACACCGCCAGCTTCACCCCCGGCGTCACCACCGAATTCGCCACCCAATTCACCACCGGCGTCTCCGCCAAATTCACCGCCCGCTTCTCAACCGGCTGTTGATCCAGAATGTTTTGATGCTTTCGGGGGCGAAAGGATTCCAACGGTAATTAATGTTCATTTAGCTTTTACTCTTAGGTCAGATTGCCACGGGAATGGGACTAGAGATACTAGCTGTGATGATTTAGACACCCTCCTTGATAATGATATTGAGTGTGGCGTTTCCAATGTCACGGTAACTCTTGAAGCATACTCCGAGCAAGAAGGGCTCCAAGTAACATGTGGGTCAGCAAAGACAATTAATTATGTTTTGGATGGAAATGACGAAAACTCTACACTATTGAATGAAGGTGTCGATGTTCCAATAATTGGTTGTTGTTGCGCACAAGGTATTAAGTATAGCTATACAACAAGATGCACAAATGATTGCGCTCCAGATTGTGATAGTAATGAAAATTTCCTTGATGTATCGAATGCGACACAAGAATGTAATAGCTTTGATGGATGTTGCCCTGAAAATGGTGTTATTATTTCCATAACAGGATAAAGCCCACAGTGTAAAATAAACTAAAGGTTTATGGAATGGCTTTACCAGTTTGGCAAAGTGAAAAGGCATACGAGCAATATGACATAATAGAAGAGCCAAATGGATCAAACATTTACTATTATGCTCTTATAAAGCACACCGCATCATCAACTTCGGGAAGTTCCGGTTCCTCCGGTAGTTCTGGAAGCTCGGGCTCTGCGGGCTCTTTTTACACTGACTTGGTAAAGTGGGCCGGAATCCTTGAAATAAATGGCAAAAAAATACCACACTTCTTTTGGAGGCCGGATAATAACACAAAATACACAGTTAGAACAGAGGTCAGAAAAGTTCAATTTGGGGACGGCTATGAGCAAAGGTCAAAAACAAATATTGACAATATGCTCTTAACTCTTCAACTATCATTCTCAAATCGCCCATACAAAGAGACCGTGGCAATACTCCATTTCCTGAACCAAAGGCGCGGCTATGAACAGTTTGTCTATATTCCGCCCTGTATTTACACAACTTATAATTACAACTTTCCAAAAAGATTCGTTTGTAAGTCTTGGGACCATACAACGGTTTTTAACGAGAATAATAGAATAACAGCGACATTTGAAGAGGTGCCGCCAGAAACCAAATTTGAGGTGATACGCTAATGATATACTTTGATGAGGTTGATGTTCTAATTAATAATACGGGAATTTATTGCGATTCCGCGACAATTGGTTCTGAGAACAATCTTCTCCCAGTATATAGCATCGGAAACTCAAGGGGTCAATTTAACCCAAATGGGCCGATTAAGCACAACCTCTCTTTGTCTTACTTACTTTCGGTAGACCAAGATCCAAGTTTTGCAATTGCAAGCGGAATCAAAGAGTTGACAAATGACTCCTCTTATACCCCAATTACAATAGAAGTGAATAATTTGACTGGATTTTACCTTCTCAAATCCTATTCAATGGCAATTAGGCCAAATGATTTGGTGAGGGTAAACGCCCAGTATGAAAGTTATTGGGAAATGTCCGGGGATTTTGGAAGTCAAACATACAGCGGCGACTATAAAGATCATACAAGATTGGCTCATGGAAACGTAACCTATTTATCAACTGATCTATCATATTCGGAAATGCCAATCTATTCAATCGGTTATGATTTTAGCGCCGAATGGAGGCCCCAGTATTCGATGGGGAAAAAATATCCTGTTGATAAAAAATTGATAAGCGCATCGGAAAAAATAGACATAGAAAAAGACACATATACAAAAATTGAATTTTCGGGCCAGGAAGCAACAAATTCCTTTCTTGCCAACACAACAACCGGCCTTGATTTTATGACGCTAAATACAATGTGTTTTAGCGAATATGACACAGGGGTCAAACCATTCACCGGCGACTATGTAAATATGTCAATTAATTTATCCGGCTTTAGAATAATTCAAAGTGATGTTGAGGCACAGATTAATGATTTAATGTCAAATAGGGTGTCAATGAGAAAGTTTTATTAATGCAATATACTTACAAGAATGCCGTTATTAAAATTGATGATAAGGACATTGTTGCCGAAAACATTTCTCTATCAATGAACGCCGAGTTGAATGGCGTTTTCACAGAGGGTAGAAAGAATAGTTATGCGTTTACCCCAATTAATGGCATTAATGGAACCTTGCAAATTTCTTATTATCTGACTGGTTCAGATCCAATTAGAAGCTACATTACATCAGAAGAGGGGAGTATGAGCGGATATTTTGGTGGAATTTCTATCCCAAGTGGCTACCTAACATCTTACTCATCTGAATTTGCGCCAAACCAAATGATCAAGGCCAATGCCAATATATCATTTTTTAATTCTCCAACTGGCACGTTCACACCGACATACAACCAGTCAAGTGAAAAATTAAAGTATTTGAATGTCTCTGATATTTCAATAACCGGGCATTCACTAGGAAATCTTGATGATGTGGAATTAATAAGATACCAATATTCACAAAATGTGGCCCCGCAGTATCACATAGGAGATATAAGTCCAAGAAAGGTTGTTAGTGAGAATAAACAACTTAGTATGGCAATACAAAGCGCGCATATTTCCGGGGTTTTACCCCACCAAGGATCAAGCGCATATTTGCAGGTAAGCCTTTCACATCCAAGACTTCCAAATTTCTCAGACTCAATATTCATTGATGGTGTTGTAACAACAAGATCAATCAATACAAGTTCAAATGACACTATTTCAAACAATTTGACCATAGAGCAAAATTATCTTACAAGGCGCCCGAGAATAACCTCATTGTCAAGAACGCAAACCAGCGGCGGTGACAATATAACAATTGGCGGAACAAACATGAAGAATACAAAAAAAGTATTGTTCTGTATTAATGGGGAAACAGTTCCAAGAAAAGAAGCAACATTTTCAATCCTTAGTGATAGTGCAATAAGGGTAACGGTGCCATTGGGGGCAAGCCGTGGCATGATAGAAATTTTATCCGACTAATACCATGTTTATTTACCATGTTTATTGAGATTTTTGACAAGATATCCTCCGCGCAAATTGTAGTCAGCAATATTGACCCAAAAACAGGTGTTGTTGGTGAGATTATTAGGTTCAGTGGCCAAAATTTTTATGGAATTGATTCCGTAACTTTTGCCGATGGTATTAGCGGTGATTTTTCTGTTATATCCGACAAAATAATGCTTGTCACTGTTCCAAATGGCGCCGCCTTTGGTGATGTTACAGTTACCTCAACTTCTAGAAGCACAACTGGAACTTACTCAAGTTTTTATCCCTTTCCCAATGTAACTGGCTTTACTCCGAAAACTGGAACCTCTGGTGATGTTATTTCAATTTTTGGCAATGCATTCTCTGGAATCACCGGGGTAAAAGTAAACAATCTTGATCTAGAGTCTTTTGCTGTTGTTAACAATTCAACAATTACCGGGGCAATTCCATCTGGGAATACAAAAGGAAATATATCTGTTCATGGATACTTTGGAATTTCGGATGTATCTGTAAAAGAATTTATTCCCCAGCCATCAGCAATAACAGTATCTCCGAGCGGCGATATTAAGAATGCCCAAGTTACAATCAATGGTCTAAATTTCTTTTCGTCAAACTTATCGGCAACACCGGATGGAAATTATTACTATGTTGGATTTGGGGATGTTTCAAGAACCGGCGCTTTTGGAATAGTTGACCAATTTACTCTTACCGGCCTGATTCCTCTTAATGGGAAAAGCGGAAATTTATATATATTTGGTGTTGATGGAGTTAAAAGAAGCGACTTTACATTTGATGTTCAAAACAACTCTCCGACACTAAGCCATGTTTATCCATCTACCGGCGTTTCAAATACAAGATTTTCAGTAAGTGGAAATAATATCTATGATATTCTTGGTATTGAATTGTCAGGACCAATCAACTCCACCGCTCAAAACATAGCCTGGGATAGCGGAAATGGGAATTACGTATCTTTTCAAACACAAACAAACTTAAATCCAGGCTACTATACTGTTACAGTCACCGGAAAAGCCGGGGCTGACTTGATAACCAATGGAATTTACATATTGGGCTCTCCGACATATACGGGATTTTATCCAGATACCGGAGCTTATAATTCCAGCATTATTCTAAGTGGTGAGAATTTTTATAACTTTTCAAGAGTTTATATCAATGACACTGGAAATCCCGTTAACGTATTGTCGGGAACAAATAATTCAGTTCTATATTTAAAATTGCCAAACATTTATGAAACTGGCGCCAAATTTATTGTTGATAACACGGTAGCTCCAGTAACGGGCGATTTATTCAGATATTACTTAACCCCCGAAATAACGGGATTTTCACCAACCTCTGGAACTTACAATGATGATATTGTTATTTCTGGAAATAATTTTGATGGCGTAACCGGCCTGAGAATTGGAACGAAGTTTGTTCAGGAATTTAGCGTAATAGACAGGACTGGAATTAATTTTTCACTACCATATGATGTTCTTGATGGAAAGATTCAAATCAGGGCCACGGGAGGCAATTCCTCTTCTTTTGAAATTTTTAACTTCTTAACAACACAGCCTATTCTAAGCGGCTTTACTCCCCAGACTGGTTATGATGGAGTTACCGAAATAACCCTTAGTGGCATAGCTCTAAATAATGTATTTTCAATTGAATATTCCGGTAATGGAACCACCCTTTTTGACTATTCTTTTTCTTTATCTGGTAATGGATTTTTATACTCAACAATTCCAACAAATACAACCGGCGGCCCCATAATACTTGTTGATCAGGAAAACAGAAAGTCACAATCAAGTGATGAGATATCTATTACAGAAATTCTTGTTCCATACATATCAGGATTTTATCCAATGGAGGGGCCAAGTGGAACATCATTTAATATTAGTGGTTCTGGAATTTTAAACGTAAACCAAGTTTTTGTTAATGGGTCCTCAGTTAGTTTTTCCCATACAACAATAGGCTCTGTTCCCGTCGTCAATACATCAATACCGGATATTAATCCATTTAGGCAAGAAATTACAATAAAAGTTTCAAGCCCGGCTGGATCTCACACATCAGATGAGAGATTTTTGGTTTATGCCGATGACCCACATTTCTATAATACAGAAACCCTAATATCAACTGGTTGGAACTATCCATCCAGCGGCTATGAACGATATATCAAAAAGCTTGGGGATGCAAGCGGGGCCTGGGTTGTTAAAGATCCAATTGGGGTTGAATATGTTATTTCGACTTTTGTCAACATCTAGTTTGACAGTTTCATAAATTCTATTTAAATTATTACTTTAATGAAGGTAAAGGCGCACACATGCTTTCTTGGAAGAACGGGTTATGCCCATCATTCAAGATCATTTTTTACAAAATTATCTGACTATTGTGATCTGAAGGTAAGAAATTATACTGTCGATGATGACATGTACTCCTATCTCACTGATAGACAAAAAGATATAGTAATAGAACAGAGCCTTCATGACTCAAATGACCAAAGAATAATTCGAGAACACCCCCCATTTTGGAAAGAGGAAATTGAAGCATTTGAACAAGATATTGATATTGTCTTGGAGGTTCATTCTCATTACTACTTTTATCAAAATTATAGCGCCAAAACAAAGATTGCTTATATTGTCTGGGAATCCACCCTTATGCAGCAGGGGTTCTTTGACATGATTAAGGACAAGTTTGATTATTTTTGGTGTCCATCAGAATGGCAAAAACAGGCAATGATAAGTCAGGGTTGGGATAAGAATAAGATTTTTGTTGTCCCGGAGGGGGTTGAGCCAGAACTAAAACCCGTCAATAACACCGAATACCTCTGCAATCAAAAGAAGTTTAGGTTTTTTCTTGCCGGTAGATGGGACTATAGAAAATCGACAAGTGAAATAATCAAGGCTTTTTTGGAAGAATTTAAGGACAATGATGATGTTGAATTGGTGTGTTCAATTGACAATAATCATGCTCAAGATGGATTAACGACAGAACAAAGACTTGTTAAAGAACGTTTTGTTGATGATAAGATAAAAATAATTCATTTTCCAGACAGGGGGGAATATATTAGGTTGATGCAATATTCCCATTGTCATGTTTCTTGTTCAAGGTCCGAGGGCTGGGGTTTAACTATCTCTGACTCAATAGCTTGCGGAACACCGACAATTTATGCTCATTGCACCGCACCAATTGACTTTGCATCCGAAATTGGAATTCCAGTAAAAGCCGACGCCCAAAGACCAGCCAAAGACTGCGTGTTTTTGCAAGGCGTTGATGGAAATTACTATGAACCGGACTTTAATGACTTAAAAAGGCAGATGCGTCATGTTTATGATAATTTCAAAGAATTGAAGGAAAAGGCGGTTGAGTATGCCCCTAAATTTTCGGAAAAGTATTCATGGGGCAATGCCGCCAAAAAAGCCCACAAAATTTTAAAACAAATATACTCCGGGAACAGGCCAAATGTAAACCCCCCCGCCTTCTTTGAGGAAGTCACAAAAAAGAAAAACCCAAAAATTGCAATGATAACCCCCCATCTTTCCACGGGGGGCGCGCCAGAATATTTATTTCAACTAATCCAAACATTTGACAATCAAGACAACATACATGTTGTAGAGTTAAGTCAATTTAGCAAAAAATACACCATTCAAAGGGAAAAAATCGCGGCAATATTGCCAAAAGAAAACTTTCATACTTTGGGTTATGTTCTGGAAGATGAGGATAAGCAAGAGAAGTTTGACCAAAGGTTGCTAAAGTTAAAGCAAATTCTTGAGGAAATAGCCCCGGATGTTGTTTATTTGAATGAGCAGTTGGAGACGGTTGAGTATAAGCCAATCAATGATGAGTTAATTGAGTATCTGTATCGGAATTATCATATTGTCGAAAATTGCCACAATAAGAAGATTTCTGAAAAACGACACCAACCCAACCAATACCTGTTTTGTTGTCAAGAATTGGTCGATGAGGCAGTAAGTTTGGGGTATGCGCCAGAAAAATATGTTTATGATTTGCCGATTGTAACCAAAAAACGCCCCCCAAGGAACGATTCTTTAAGAAATCTTGGCCTCGATCCTCAAAAAAAACATGTATTAAATGTTGGTATTCTTGGCAAAAACAAAAACCAAGATTACATTATTGATTTGGCAAGACAAAACCCTGAAGTTGAATTTCATTTTATTGGGAACAACTGTTTTTCCAATAGTATGAGAAACACACAAGAGGATATCCAAAAGTTAAAAAACTGCACATTTTGGGGTGAGAGAGATGATGTTGGTAAATTCATGGAATGCATGGATATTTTCTTGTTTCCGTCCCTTTCAGAAGTTAATCCAATTTCTGTCAAAGAAGCCCTTTCTTATGGTATGGAGATTTGGGTTAACGATTTGCCCTGCTATGAAAAATATTTTACCCAGGGACTCAATATTAAGAAAATTGACGAATGCAGCTTTACAAATGATAAGAAAATTGCCTGGGTTTTTTGTTTTACCCAAGACTACGAATACTATGCTGACAATTTAATCAAGGAGTTGGGAGCCAAGTCAAGATTTGATATTATTCCTTATTCTGTGAATTTTAACAAAGATGGATGCAAAAGAATTGACATAGATCTATCTAATGATACGGGAAACATTTGGGAAAATCTAAAGTATAAGAATTTTAACAAATACTATTCAAAATTTAAAGCCGCGATTGATTCCACAAGTCTGGATTACGATCAATTTATCTTTATTGACGTTGACATGATTCCTCTTGGTCAGCAGGATCAAATATCAAAACATTTCAACAAACTTGCCAATTATCCACTTTTTATTAGATATTACCACAATCATATAAATAGCTGGACAGAATACAATGGTAAAAAAACCGAAGGTCACTATGGGCAAGAAGTTGAAAAATTACTTGGAGCAAGAAGAAATCTTGATGTTTTGCTGGCAACCGGAATATTTATCTACAACAAAAACAGCGTGCCATTTTTTGAAGATTGTTTAAACACGTATAAAGAATTAAAAGTTAAAGATATAACTGAATTCTGTGATGATAATGCAATTTCAGAAGAGAGGGTGGCCAATGGGCTGTTCTGGAAAAAGGGATATAAAAAATTCATTCCCATAACATGGCAGAATAAAGACCATAAAAATTACCATGGAGATTTCAAAAAATATTTAGATCAGGGCTTTGACATAGTTTATGACATTGAAACTAAACAAGAATTGTTTCTTCATGGACCTGATCCACACTTTGCTAAAAAAACTTCCGAAGCCTTAAATAAAGTGGTTAACCAAATGAACGACTCTGAGAACTTAATGATAGTTGCGCATCTTGATGATGAATGTATTTTTGGCGGTAATTTACTTATAGGAAACGAAAAATGGACCATTGTTGTTGCAACTCAGCCCTCCAAGGAGAGATTTGACGATTTTAAGAAGGTAATAAAAGAAACCTCTTCCCTGAAATCTGTTGTAATTCTTGGCTTGGAGGATGATATCAACAAGCAGCTTGATGAAAATCTTTTACACGACCAAATAAAAGAGATTATTGATAAAAGTAACTTTGGCAAAATTATTACCCATAATCCAGTTGGGGAATATGGGCACCCACACCATAGAAACGTTTTCAATGCCGTAAAGCGTTTGAATAGAGAGTTTTATGTATTCTGTAAAGACCCTTCGTTTACAAACAATAGACAACATTTGCTTAATTGTTATGAGTCTCAACAGGAAATCATTGACCAACTAAAAGAAAAAAATGGCGATTGGTATATCTCTAATGATCAGTCAACAAACTACATAGACAATCCCGGAATTTCAGAATATGATCTCAATTTGGATAAAAATCCTTTCATTCCATGTTTTTCCAAATCACCTCAAAGCAACCTCGGGAAAGAATGTTTTGTAATTACCTCATATTGTAACACTAAGGAAAAACTTGAAGAATTAAAAAAATGTATAGCAAATCTTCCAAAAGATATTGACATAATTCTGTATTCGCCACTTGAGTTGGAGAAAGAGTATCAAGATCTGGTTGATAAATATATCTTTAATAACGAAAATCCAGTTTTTTCCATTGAGGAGAGATGCCTTCTTTTTTGGCACTTTATAGGACCTGATAAAATAACAGCATGTGTGCCTGATTATGGATATGCCGCAATATATCAAATTAAACATGCTTTTTTGGCTGCGTGCTCATTTGGCTATGAAACCATTCATTTTATTAACTATGATTGCTTTATAAATAAGGAGTTTTTCCAAAGTCACAGAGACAATTTGCTTAGAGAAAAGAGCGGGCTTTACTACTTAACTGAAAATAATTATGTAAATATGTTGTTCTTCTCCCTAAAGAATATTAGTTCAAATAGAGATTTTTTTCACAAAGTAAATAAAAACCATTACATAAAACTCGAAGATGGCGTGGCAGAACATTATCTAACAGACCTTTTTGGAAAATGTGGTCTTTCGCCATTGGAAAGCCCAAATGATACAAATATTACTTCAACAATTGATTTTGACCCCGACCCTATAAAAGAGTATCAAACTCAAAAGTTCAAATTTTTCTTTTGTATGGAAGATTTTGGCGATTTTAATAGATCCAGCAAACTTACGCTTTGTTTTTATGATATTAAGGAGCCCCTTGATGGCCTTTTGGTCAAAACAAATAAAGGAACAGTAGATATTGGCAACATCCACGAGAATACATTCATTAACACCGAATTTGAATATAACTCCGTTTGTGGTTTGTCAATTTATGAAAATGGTCAAAATGTTTTTAATGTAAAGGATATTCATTACAACGGCAGGAAAAATTACCTTAAGAGAACGGAAAAAAAATACAATGACCAAAAATATATTTTTATTGACTCAAATGCCCTGGGAGATACGTTGTCCTGGATTCCCTATGTTGATGAATACAGAAAAGTAAATGATTGTAAGGTGATTTGCTATACAATTTGGGCTGATTTATTCAAACAAGAATATCCAGAAGTAACATTTATTTCGGAAGAAAGCCAAGATTACAGCTTGATTCAAGAGTGTTCTGAAAAGATTATTGTCGGACTTGATCTTGACAAACACAATTATACAGAATACTCATTGCAAGAGCACGCCTCAAAAATTTTAGGTCTTAATCACAGAGAAATAGTCCCGAAAGTAACCGTAAAAAACAAAACCAACAACTTTAAGAAAAAGTATGTCTGTATTGCGACACAAAGCACATCCCAGGCAAAGTATTGGCAAAAAGAATACTGGGAAGAGGTTATAAAATTCCTCAAGAAAGAGGGGTATGACGTTGTGTGCATAGACAAGTATGAAAGTTTTGGAATTGAGGGTCATTATAATTTTATGCCAGATGGGTGTATTAACAAAACTGGTGAAATTGACATAAATGATCGCATAACAGATATTCATAATTGTGAATTTTTCATTGGATTAAGTTCGGGGCTGTCTTGGTTAGCTTGGGCTCTTGGAAAGCCGGTTATAATGATTTCTGGATTTACAGACCCTATAAATGAATTTTATAATCCATATAGAGTCATCAATACGAATGTTTGCAACTCTTGTTGGAATGACAAGGAATGTAAGTTTGATAGATCCAATTGGCTTTGGTGTCCAAGAAATAAAAATTTTGAGTGTTCAAAAGGTATTAAGCCAGATATGGTTATAGAAAAGGCCAAAAAAATAATCCATAATTTGGCGCCAAAAATCTTTTTTACCGAAAGGGGGGAAGTGGATTTTTCCAAGTATGATTATAATCAACCAATCTTTGAAACTGGCAAAAAGTACGGATGGGAGGTGGCATGTTACCAAGAAATATTCATGCATGATGATTATACAAAGAAATTTTCGGTCGAAAAGGACGACATTGTTATTGATGTCGGGGCGAATATTGGGTTTTTTACAAGATTTGCTGTTGAAAATGGCGCGCAAAAGGTTTATTCAATAGAGCCCAACAAAACATATTATGACTTATTGAAGAAAAATACACGCAACCTCAAGAACGTGAAAACACTAAATATGGCCATAATGGGAGAAAATTCCAATATTGAATTTTATGAAAATGGTCATTTTGGAGGATCGTCCATACATGAACCAAAAAGTGAAGATCTAAAGAAGAACTACAAGGTAAAATGCCTCAATTTGGACACATTTATGGAACGAAACAAAATAAATAGAATTGATTTTCTCAAGGTAGATGTTGAGGGGGCCGAAATTGATGTTTTTAATGGCATTTCTGATAAAAACTTGGAAAAAGTAAGAAAAATCGCCCTTGAATATCACAACAATATTTTTTACAAAGATAAATCCACAAGAGACAATTTTATTAAAAGATTTGTTGATTTGGGCTTTAATCCATATACCCTTTTTACCGCAACAGACAATCTTCAAATGATATATTTTTGGAAGTAGCCTTTTTATGGCCTAGTGTAAAAATTATTAGGTCATAAGGAATAAGGAATGTCAGAAATAACAAGGTTTTTCATTGGCGACAGGATATTTGCACCATTGGATGCCACGGGGGATTATGTCAATAAATATCAAGATGGCGCCATATTCACCACACAGGAGCAGCCATACAGACAATATGTATTAAGAAGCGGACAATGGCAACAACTTACCTCAACTGGGGATGGTGCGGCTGGCGTCCCTGGAACATCTGGAACTAGCGGAACATCAGGTACTTCTGGCACGTCTGGATCATCTGGAAGTTCTGGTTCTTCGGGATCTTCCGGCACAGATGGAACAAGTGGAAGTTCGGGTTCATCTGGAACATCAGGAGCAAATGGATCTTCCGGCCTATTGTCTTTAACTGGAGATCAAGACAGGGGTATTATTGTTTTAAATGGTTCGGCGCCAAATGGTTATGTATCTGAATATGTTGTAATAAGCGGAAGCGGGCTGGGGGTCAATACTCTTGAGCCGTCTGGGTGGGTCCACGTTCATCAAAGCGGTGGCGGTTGGCCACATCTTTTTTTAACAAATGAAAATCAAATAGTTGTTTCTGTTTCCGGTTCCGGTGTTTTTATGCCACAGATTAAATCTGGTGACATAGAAGCATTTACTTTTATTACTACGGGTGATAATGGGGAAATTGTTCATACACATGTTAAAAATCTACCTTCTGGTGTTGGAAGTCAATTTATAACAGTTGAAAGTGATGGAAGTCTCGCTCTTAGACCATCGGATGCTCAAGGAACATCTGGAACGTCTGGAAGTTCAGGCACTTCTGGTTCATCCGGGACAAGTGGCACTTCGGCAGTTGGCGTTACTTCTGGAACAAGTGGCTCGTCCGGTTCTTCTGGAACAGATGGAACTAGCGGTAGCTCAGGATCTTCTGGAACAGATGGCTCTTCGGGAAATGATGGAACTTCTGGGTCATCCGGGTCCTCAGGAGCAGATGGAACTAGCGGCAGCTCAGGATCTTCTGGAACAGATGGCTCTTCTGGAACAGACGGTTCTTCTGGTGGAGATGGAACATCCGGTTCGTCTGGATCATCTGGCGCTGACGGAACATCTGGTTCATCGGGTTCTTCAGGGGTAGATGGAACTTCGGGTTCGTCCGGTAGTTCTGGAACAGACGGTTCTTCAGGTGGAGATGGAACGAGTGGTTCATCGGGGTCTTCCGGCGTTGATGGAACAAGCGGAAGTTCAGGTTCTTCTGGCTTTGATGGCAATGCTGGAACAAGCGGATCATCCGGTTCGTCTGGAACTGATGGGACAAGTGGTAGTTCTGGCTCATCTGGAACTGATGGTTCATCCGGGGGTGATGGGACCTCAGGCTCCTCTGGTTCTTCTGGGGTAGATGGAACATCTGGTTCATCAGGCTCTTCCGGCGTGGATGGAACTTCTGGTTCTTCCGGCTCATCTGGAACCGATGGCTCATCTGGTGGTGATGGAACAAGTGGATCATCTGGTTCATCTGGAGTTGACGGAACATCTGGGTCTTCGGGATCTTCCGGTGTTGATGGTACGTCTGGATCTTCTGGAAGTTCTGGTGTTGACGGGACAAGTGGTAGTTCTGGCTCATCTGGAACAGACGGTTCTTCTGGTGGAGATGGAACATCCGGTTCGTCTGGATCATCTGGCGCTGACGGAACATCTGGTTCATCGGGTTCTTCAGGGGTAGATGGAACTTCGGGTTCGTCCG